ATGTACTTGCATCATAAGTAGATACAAATGGTAATCCTTTATTGATGCCATGAGACGTATAGTGAGTTCTAATAATATCATTAATGATAGCTTCTTGTGAAGTATCTGGAACGATATATTTCTCAAGATCTGTTACGTTGTTATAGATATTGAATAACTTATTGATATCATCATTAGATACTTGGTTCATAATGATATCATAGTCAGAGTTAATATCTTTATACTCAGCTAATTCTGGAATAGATGGAGTATAATCTAATACTAATGTATTGAAACGTGTTTGAACGTCAGATTTCAATCTAATGATATTATTTGCAACGTTCATGATATTATCTTTATTGATCTTCTTACCATTGATAAACATGAAGTAGAGCTTATTGTTTAATAGATGATCTAAGTCATTTCTATTCAAATATAAGTATCCACGTTCATTAATCATTGGATGTTGTACATCTTCACGTTCTAAACTTCTATTTTTTTGGTTAGCAATGTAGAAGTATAGGAAGGATAATGTTTGACCAGCCTTCAATGCATCATTATAGTTTCTTAGAGTGATCTTATTCAAATCTTTATCTAATACATAACGAGAAGAATCAATGAAAGTTTGATTAGCAAATACCATCAAAGAGTTACCAAGTTTAAGATAGTTCTCAAATGGTAATGGAATATCAAATTCAGTTTGACCATCAACTACTGCTTCTTTATCAATTACTTCTTTAGCAATTACCATATAATCAGAATCAGCTAAAGTGAATGTAACTTGACGATCAGTAGTAGTAATTATACTATCATCAATGAATGTAATAGTATTCATTGTCTTAGATATAGTATATTGAGACTCTCTGATGAATGTACTACCAACAGTTACGATGATTTTCTTATCCATAAGCATAGAGTCAGCCCATGGGATATTAAATGTACGTTGACCATTTTCAGTACATGCTACAGACTCAGTGACAAACTTAGTATATTTAGAGTTATTAACTACACCACCAATAGTTGCAGTCTCAGAGTCAATATTTTCAGTATATACAAAGATGAATGTAACTGTACGTCCTTCACGAACAGCGTCTTCACGACTTAAGAATCGTAAGTCATTACCAACTACTTCATAACGACGGTTATCAACATAGGTATCACCAATTACACAGAAGAATTTACCAGTCTTCTTATCGAAGTCATGTAATGCTTTAGGTAATTTAAATACTAGTTGACCATCTTGCTCTGCAAATACTTCTTCAATAGCAGTCTTAACAGATACATTCTTACCAGTAACAAAGTTGAATACTAATTCTTGACCTAAGTCTAAACCATTAGTTGTAAGTAACTCAACAGTATTAGCTTTAGTATCAATATAATACTCAGCATCATTTAGAAATACACCATTTCTGATTAAGAAGAAGCTATTTTGATCTTCAAAGTATTTAGCGTATGGTAATGGAATAGTAAACTTAAGTTGGTTATTCATGGTAGCTCTAACAGATACTGCAGAAGTACCAACTTTATTCTTTTGATCTGGATAGATAAATACAAAGATCAATGCAGTACCGGCATCAATACCTGTATCTTGGTCAAAGAACTTAATTTGTTTAGTACCTTCCATGATTTCATATCGTTTAGGGTTTACATAGATACCACGATATGTAACAAAGAAGAATCCTTCAAAGCCTTCAGGGTATGGAATATCAAAAGTCAATTGATTATCTCTAGTAGCCATAACAAATTGAGGATCGATATTTAATACATCATCTTCTTTAATACCACCATATGGATTATTTTCAATCATTTCATTATATAAGAATACGAAAGTGATTTCACGACCATATGCTACATAGTCTTTAGGATCTTTAAATACAATAGTACGACCAATTACGTTATATCTAGATTGGTCTACCAAAACAGAGCCACGTAATAATAGGAAGCTATTCTTATTCAATAAAGAAGATTTAGAAGGGAATGGAATAGCAAACACTGGTTGTTGGTTTACAGTAGCTTTTAATGTAACCACGTCAACACGGTTTGTTTTACCAATATCAGTATAGTTAAAGTCATAAGGTAAATAGAAGATATCTACTCTATCACCTCTTTGAGCAATACGACGTAGATGAACACATACTTCAGTAGCAGTGTTTTCTACTTCAGGGACGATAACTCTATACATATCCTTACTTAATAGACGACCATTGTGGAATACGGCAAATCTATCTTTATTTAAGCAAGGAATGAAGTCTCTACCAAAGAAGTAACGTACTGTAGGTTTAGTAATATTAAAGTGCTGATATTTAAACTGATTCTTAGCAGCCATATAAATGGTCTTACCATAATAAGCTGGGTTAGTGAATGTAACAGTTTTATTATCTTTATCTAAAGTATACTTAACGTCATAGATGGTACGTTTATTGTATGGAAGTTCTTTATAGATTTGATCTTCAGTATAGTTAGCAAATACCATTAGATCGTTATACTTGATGGTAGTGTTTTCGATAGTATTATTATCTTCAGTACACTCTACTTTCAAGTAGTTATTGTTTACTCCAGTGAAATAAGTGAATTCAAATTCATCATAGTCAATGATGTCATTGATCTCTGCATTAGTAATAGGAATTTGGAAATCATTATTAACGTATCTAATACGGTCATATAGATCCCATAGTTCACCATTCTTATAGATGATTACAAATGTCTCTGGGGATTTATGATATCCTCTAGGAAGAGATAATACATTATTAGCGATTTGAGCTTTTAACTCTTTACCACTAATAGATCTAGAATGAATCTTTAAACGCTTCTCATAGAGTTTATCAAACATAGAAGAATTATATCGACTGATATATCTAATACCAGAAGATACATTATCTTCATAGTCTGTATTGTATTTATATTGGAAGTCAAAATCACGACCTAATGCATTGACATCTAATGCAGGCATTTCATTTTCAGGTTCAGTGATAAGACTCTTTAACAAATCCTTATTTTCAGGAATAGTGATATTGCTTCTATTATGATTAGTGATATCACGATAGAAGTATTTAACTTGTAAGTCATAAGTTAATGGATCACCATTATTCATAGTGATGATATTAAGATTCTTAATATCAGGATCTATTGTTTTATCAAATAGACCGTTAGCCCAGCATAGGAAGTTATTCTTAGTGAGCTTATATTTAGCATCAAAGTCTAAATCACGGTTATCAACTCTACCACCAGCTAATACTTTAAAGAAGCCAGTCTCTAATTTAAGAGTAGTGGTATCTAAACTATATACAATGGAGCCAAATGGAGATAATTGACCATCTTCATCAAATCTGAATAACTCAGTATTTGGTTTAGGGATCTTTCTTGTCTCAGAATAGCTCATATAAGTGAATGGTAGATTTACCATTTCAACTTTATCTATATGCAAAGGATTAAGATCCTTGACAGTATTCTTATCGCAAACGAGATATGTATATTTAGCATTCCGTACTACACGGAAAGTAGACCATTTTACATGGCGACCATTTACAAATAGCATAAATGGATATACTAAACCTTCGTTGACTGCATCAGTCATACGTTTATCGAAGTCAATAGTTTTCTTAGTCAAGTAATTAAGACGGTAACGTACTCCAGTAATGCGAAGTACGTAGCCTTCTTTCTCATAAGTTACATAGTGACGAATACCTTTAGATACATAGTAGTTCATCTTATCCCAGCTAATATCAACTACCTCTGGGACGATACCTTTTTGCATCCCAGAGATATTTGTAGTAGAATAATTCTTAAGTTGATCAACGTAGTTATAAACTTCGTTATCGTAAGTTTTCATAGTATTGACCTCCGACATCTAGAACTGTTTTAACATATTCAGGAAGTCCACGGTTAGTCACCTTTTCAATAGTAGATTGATTATTTAAATAGCATCCAATATAGGCATTAGTCATCATAGCAGAGAATGCTGGGAAGTACTCTAATGCAAATAAAGCAGATGGAGAGTACATTTTAACCCATGTAGCAATTACTACTTCAGTAGTTAATTTATGGAGTTTCAAAGAATCTCTAAGCATAGCTACAAATGCATCTAAGTTCTTGAAGGAATCACGTTCCACATAGGATTCGATTAATTCAACTTCACGATCAGAGATACGAGCAATTTGTTTAGAGAATGCTGTATTATTAGCATAACCATATTTAGGATTATTACTACCAATGATATTCTTAATGAAGTATTGGGAAGCAAGATACATAACACGGTTATGGATATTACTTACAGTATTCGTTTTGAATAGATAGTTAATAATATTATTGAATAGGGAAGCAAAAGCATATGCACCAGATTTAACTAAGTCGAATCTGGATACGATATTAGAATAGCCACCAAAGTACATCATGTTTACAGATGCCTCTAATAGATGAGCAACTAGTTGTTTAACATTGTTACATTTATATTTACCGCCTTCAAAGTCAATGATTTGAGTGCAGTCTACATAGATCAAGTATTTACCAGTGCCACCTTTAATATCTTTAGCAGTTAATACTCGAGTACTACGGTTTAATGGGTGTGTACTCGTATAAAGTACGATTTGCTTAGATTCCATTGCAGAGATTAAGAAAGAACCAACTTGTGTTTTCTTAACATCATATGCAATATCAGCAAAAGCTTCAGAATGGACGTCAATTTCTTTACCACCTTTGATAAAGCTTAAGACAGATTTTTCATATTCATCTTTATATTGGGAAAAGATAAAAGTCTCATTTATGAGTTTGAAATTCAACTGAGCCATTATAATCCTCCTTCGAAAAGTATCTTAAAATATTACTACAATGTTTAATTTGCAGGTGTATACACCCCTAGGAGACTTAACCTCCTAGGGGTGCAACTAAGTATGTGTTTATAACAATGGAGACACACATCTAAAATGAATACAAGAAAACACTGGCTGTCACTGTTCTCATTATGATATATGTGTAATATAGTCGGCGAAACTATATTACTATTAAGTTCTCTAAGTAATTCTTTAATAATGCCCAGACATATAGATACAAAGGAGGAGAATTATGTTTGAATCTAACCTAGATGAGGTACGTATAGGTACTTATGAGCATGGAGAGAATAAAGTTCCAAGTGTAACTCAAGTACTTAGTCATATAAATGAAGACTATATCGCTCAATGGGCAAACTCATTGGGATTTAAAGGTATTGGATATCGTAGAGAATTAAATAGATATGCCGTTGAAGGGACTAAAGTTCATAATGAAATTGAGCAGTTTCTGACTGACGGATTATGTATGACAGATCCAGTAGATAAGACTATGGGATTTATGTCATTCATTCAATGGTTTAATGACTGTGGATATGAGAAGAATATTCTTATTGAACCAATCATGTTAGAAAAATCACTTATTGGTAAATACTTCTGTGGGACTATAGATGCAGTTATGAAAATCGGTAATGAAGTTCATATTGTAGACTATAAGACCTCAAGTAATATTGGATATAAATACTTTATGCAATTATCTGCATATAGATATCTACTATCTAAGATAGATATTCATATAGATAAGCTTACGGTATTACAGCTTAATAAATATGAGTCTAAGTATAAGCAGTATACTATAGATATTAAACAGAATGAGGAGTTAGTTGATAGTCTATTCAATGGATTCATCAATACGTTAAACTCATTCAATAGTATCAAGTTATTAAGAGAGATTAAATCCTCTGAGTTTGGAGTGAAATAATATGAGTGAATTATTTGGAAATATAGCATTAGCATCGTTACTAACTGCTGGTATAATTGGAGTTGGTGGATGTGCAATCAAAATCATCAATCTTGAATCTAAGATTGGTGATGTATTATTATGGATAACTGCATTCTTTGCAGGTGTAGCTGGGTTATCATTTATTGTTTTTGTATGGTTAATCACAGTATTTGGAGGACATACATGCTTTATTTATTGATGTTTAAAATAGCCGCAGCTTCTCTTATAACTACATTGGTATTAGTCGTCATTACTCGTGGGTTAGATATAAATGATGGTATTAGTGTAACTATTGGTGGACTTGCATTAATAGTAACTTTATTGACATCCTTCCTAGCGGCTTGGATGTGGGTATTTAATATATAGCTGGAGATAAATATGACAGAAGTTTATTATGCTGAATTATTTATGAAAATAATAGGGTCATCATTCTGTAGTATGGGACTATTAGCTTCAGTAGCAGCATTTCTTATGATATTAGATACAGATATCAATATTGTTAGAGTATTTATCATACTGACATCAATATTTGGTATCATAATGATAATTGCTATTCTATGTCGGATATGGTTGGAGGTATTCTTCTAATGTTTTCTTATAAAGTAATGATAGTTTCATTTGCATTATTTGTAATAGATGCAGCAGTTCTATATAGCTTCTATGGTGAGGAAGTATTAACTAATAGAGAGGAAAGAGTATTGATTTTAGTAGAAAAGCTATCTGCTATTCTATTTGGTATTCTACTAATATCTATGGCTGCAACAGTTTGTCAGTTATTTGGATGGGTGTGATAAAATATGTTTAGTCCAATACTGGAGACATTTAATATACCACAACTACAGAAGTTTATAGTATTATATAAGGAACTTCTTCATGAGTATGACTCATGTCCTGTCTTAAAGAGTTTGTGGTACAAATATAAAATTCATAAATTAAAGAATAGTATTTATTCTTATATTGAGACAGCAGACATTTATGAGCTAATTGCTGGTGTAGTTGGGATTCAATTAAATAATCCTCAAGATTATATCTTCTATATTAAGAATGATCCTACAGTAAGATATCAGATTAGACGTATTCCAGGAAATGAATATGTCTTATTCGATATCACTGAAGGTCCTAAAAATGTAGCTATTAATGCTGGACCAGCTCATCATCTTCTTCTTAATAAAGAGATAGATGCTAAAGTTACATATACTCTTTGGGTAGAGACTGGTAAGAGATATGTAAGCGAATTCAATATCAATAGATATAATGATAATGAGATCGATAAGTATTTAGATCCAGCAATGGATCCTAAATTGAATACTCATAGAATGCTTAGAGTTTGTGTTAAGTATTTTATGGAATGGGTAATAGATAAATAGTTATATATTATAAACGTGATAGGATATCTAGTCCTATCACGTATACATTTTATTTTAAAGGAGAATGATAAAAATGAAAAAGGGTGTAACTAAATATTTACCAGAGAGCGATCTAACTAGATTGCAAACTATTAGTGCAATTTGTCAAGATATTGGATACATCTTCAATAAAGTACTAAGGTCTTATGATTCAAATAATAGATATAAAGTTAAGAATGTATTGCATAATATGTTTTTATCTCCTAAATGTAATCTCCGTCTAGGTAAGACTCGCTTAGGAATTAAGGATTCAGTACAAGTTCATCTTAATATTAAGAGAACTATTTTGACTAACACTGAAGAATATCCCCATGAGGCTCCTTATGTATCTATTAGATATCAAAATAGACTTAAATGTGCTGATGTATGTTTAAGTGATATTAGATGTCTCAACTTACTTACTTTAATTCGTGAGCTATCGGCTATAAGAGATCTTATGGTTATTGAATTTGACATTTCTAAATCTGAGTTAGGTAAATATAAACAACTACCAGGAATGATTATCAAAGATAAATACGATCGTATTACTAGATATAGACATGGATCTGATGTACAAGATACTTATGATAAATATCTATTTATCTATGATAAGTTATTTACAAATCCATCTATGGCTAGAAGTCTTAAATACTTTAAAGTAAATAAACTTGAAAAGACTTTAGAGCTTGGTTCTATTACAGATAGAGGATATCTATCCCCATCTAGTAAAGTATTAGTGACTAATATTGAAAGCGACCATAATCGATATAAGACTCTATTACCGACAGTTAAAGAAATTAATAGCACAATTAAGTTTATTAGATACAACTGCGATTAACAATATAAGCCAAGGATTACTATGATCCTTGGCTTTATTTTTTTATTAATTTAAAGACATTCATATAACAAAGGAGGAGATGTGATGAATAATTTGACGAATTTAATCGATCAATTTAAGCAGAAAGACGTATACAGTATCTGCTATAACTATACTAAACTAGATAAAGATATGGCAATAATGGAATATGTAGATCATAAAGTAAATGGTACATTACCAGAGAATGCTACTGATAGTAAATACTATCTTAGAAGTCAAGATTATATATTTCCAGTTAAGACATCAAGTGAATTAACTTGGTTATGCGGTCTATTATTCTTATTTGATACAAAGAATCTATTAGATCTTTTTAATGAGATAATATCAAATAACGATCTATTTATATTAATATCAGGCGGATATACTTATATTGATAACGATAAACTTCTAGAATGGGATATTGATAATGGTATATTTGATATATACTATCAAGGACGTACTCAAAAAATTAATCTAAAGAATCCATCCAATAAGTCTTATAATAAGGATGCTATAGTTATGGCTATTGGTCATTTCATATATATTAACGTACTACAAGGCAGGTTATAATGGATAAAACTTACACTGAGTTATTACAGGAGACTCTATCTAAGATCTATGAACTAAAAGATCTTAATAATAGAGATCGTGGTAAAGCTCTAACTATATTTATAGGAGAGAGACTAAATAGAGAGTTATTATTAAGTTCTATGAATGTCTTTAATCTATATAAAGACATAATCAATCTAGATGATGTATCTTTATTAGCCGAACTAAGACATACTGAATGGTATAGAGATTGGTTTACTAGCGATAAAAGAAATTCTGATCTTATAGATCTATCTAAGTTTAACTTTAGAGTTTTAGAAAGATTTGAGAAAGAAGAATATCTTAGAGATGCTGAGCATTATGACTTTGAAGGAGTCTCTGAAGTAGACTCATATGATTTATTTGATACTTTAAGTGAAGATGAGGATATAGAACTGTTTAAATTAGCAGCTGAGAATATCTTAATCAATCATGGATTCTTTAATAATACAGATTATAATCTATATGAGATTCCAGATGAGTATATGAGCAATCAAGAGGTATGTCTTTATATGTGTCTTCTAAATACAGATAATCTAGACTTTATGGATAAGAAGACATTTGATAGTACCTTATTATATAATATCGTTAAAGATAGAATCTGTGGTTCTGTCTACTTTACTATCTTTGATAGCCTAAATGAAGATACCAGAACTCGTGCTAGGTAAACTTTATTTTAGCTATATATTATTTAGGTGATATCGAGGAATCGATATCCATCTGCTCTCCCTGGCAGATGAATCTTTCCATTGTGGTCTTGGCGCCCCCCTATATAAACACAATACAATCCAAACAAACCTCTCAATATTTCCACTCTCACACTCCCAAGGAAATATTGCACATCAAACACTATAAACTATATCATAAACATTGAACGTGAAATCCCCCGCCAAGACCACACCTCTTTTATTTTTTTAGAAAGGAGATCAACAGCTATGAAATTGATCAACCCTAATTTATTATTTTCTCGCTACGCTAACGGTTTAACAAAATTAGCAAAGAAAGTAGAAGAAGAAAACTTTATTATCCCACAATACAAAGCTGGGGCTAATGGATGTGAGATTACATTCTCTGATGTAATTAAACCTAACCCAGGTCTTGTGGTATTTAAATTTATTGGTAGTAGCTGTGCAGTAGAAATAGCAGTTATTCCAGAATCAGATGATGTTGTATTTAACATCAAATCCAATTCAATTATTACTCATGAATCTTATCATGCATTAAATCTTATCTTGAGCATGATGCTAGATGACTTGGGTATTGAAAGTGAACGTAAACTAAGAACTAGTATTGCAAAAGTACTACGTTCCTCATTTGATCAGTTCACTGTAATTAAATCTTTCAAAAGATTCTCTACAGATCTTACTATTAAACGTTTACTATCCATAGCAGATTATCTATCCACTCCAGGCAGTGATGTAGGTAATTTAAAAACACCTACAGCTTGGGTAGATGTAAATGGTAATATTATTAAGATCGGAGCAAAATATAGCACCTATATTACTTACGATGTCAAAGCTGGTATCGTTATCATTAACTCTGCATACAGCTTATCCAATAGCACAGCAATTAATGATGAATTCGATTTGCTTGGTATCGTTAAAAGTATTCCAAAAGGTGGCAAATAATGGATAAAGCTGTAGACCTAATTAAAGTACTTCCAGACGAGGATATTCCTCTCTTGGGAGCTATTACAAATCAATACTTAGAAGAGTCTGATAATACTATCATGATGATTCATGATACAATATCACCTCTTCTAATAGATATATTCAATGCTATCCATTTCGATAAGATTCGAATTGAGGTAGTTACAGATCCTGAATCTGACAATAGAGCTATAGTTATCTTTAATAAAGAGGCTATGTTTGAAGTCAGATTTATATTTGATGATGAAGTAGAAGATTGTGGTATAGTTGTTCCAACTACATGCTATAATGATTCTACTTTAAAAACTCTTCAGGATACAATTAATATTACAGAGAAGTTATTAGTAGATTTCGCATCATATTACGAAAATCTAGATAACTTCTGTATGTATAATTCTGATGAAGATAAAGAAGACTTAATGGGTATTTGGAATGCCCCTAGAGTCTTAACTACAGTATGCTCTAATCCAGCAACTGTTGAAATATTTTCAATAAATAAAACAATATCTACATATCTACTTTATGATAAAGATAGATATGTATCTTGTTTTGGTAGAGCAATGTTAGATGATGAGACATTATACATTGACTTAGTTTACTATCTAAACTATGTTAAGGGTAATAAACAAATTATAGTTAGAGTGGATACAGATCATATATATGAGTTTAACGCATTAAAGATCCTTGCTCTAAATAAAGATAACTTTACTCCACTCTCTTATAGAGAAGCTAAAGAATTATATATTGAAGTTGGTAAAGAGCTTAATAGTATAACTCCATATACTAAACCTACAGTTAAACCAACTACTTTAAGTTAGGAGGAATCATGACAGAAGAACAAGCTAAAGCTATGTATCTTGATCTTATGGATATTCTAGCAATTACTGCTATGAATCAATCCAATGAAGATTTTGATTTCAGTAAATACCTCAGTGAAAGAGGTTATGAAATTTAGAAGGAGCTAACATGGAAAACATATTCTTTGATAAAATCACTGAACCAATTCCTAGTTGGTTCTTACCTAAGTGGATATATAAATATAAACTAGGTAAATACTTTGATGACTTAATCCATACTTCTCCATCATATGATATGATGCGGGAGATGGCAGCATTCATTAAGATAGCAGAGATATCTTTCTTCTTCCATAATACGAAGGATATAAAAGATGGTCTTCCTATCACATACTCCAAGTCAGGTTCAATCTATATTGAATTTGATTTGAATGAAACTAGCTATTGTACTATTGGTTTGAATCAAGATAAACCAATCATTACAATTTCTATCAAGAATACTGTCACTAATGAAATAGTGTCTAGTAATAAATTCAGAGATCGTGAATTAGAGATTACTAATAAGATCGATGAATATTTATTTATTAATCTCATCAATAGAATGATGAGATCTTTTGTTAATCTAATGAAGTATTGTATGGAGGTATAACCAAATGGCTGGTAAGAAGTACAATGACTCTAAAGAATTAGATGTTTCATTCAAAGTAATCGCTGAAATTTTGAATCTATTGAAAGATCATGCAATCTTGATCGACAATGACTATCGGCTAGATCGAACTAATGCAATTGATCCAACAGAGTTTGAAGGTCTAGAAGAAGATCAAAGAGCAAGAGTAGTCGGATTAGATTTTAGTGATCATATCCGACCAGTTTATACTTGTACTATTTATACTACGACGGCTGTAGTTGAATACGAATACAATTATAAATATAATGCAATTAGATCTCTTAGAGTCACATCTGATGATCCAACTGATCCAGGTGTAATCTTAAATGATTTATTCATTGGACTTGCTGGTAATGGATATCCATTACCTACAGAATCTGATGATGATATTATCATTGATACTGGACGAGTAGTTCAATTCATTGATTCTAATATAGAAGATGCAGATGATTATAAAGCATTCATTAGTCTAGCATCCGAAGAAGAAATGAAATCTGCTCTTAAGAACTATAAACGAGTTACATTTAAAGATGAAGATATAGCTCGTGTAGTTCTAAATGACTCTTTAGGTCGTATTGAGAAGTCTGCTAAGTACAACGTTATTAGATATCGCTATGCTTCTACAGATGAATTAAAGCCTGAAGATATTAATGATGAAAACTTCTATGAATGTTTCGAAATGATAACTAAATAGAACCATTTCCCAAGGGTCTTCTATGACTCTTGGGAATATTTTTTTATTAATGGTCTAACAGATTATTAAATAAAGGTAAGGTCCTTCAGGGATCCTTACGAGTTCTTTTCTTTCATTAGAGGCAGATTATGAAAGGCAATATTTTAACAGAAGCACACATTTCAGATATCCATTTCGGGGTATTTGATCCAGCTAAACAATATGAGATTCTTAAGAATCAATTTATAGATAGAATCAAGCTATTAGACTTAGACCTGATATCGATTAATGGTGATTTATTCCACCATAAGTTTATGAGTAACTCCGATGCAGTTATGTATGCATTGAAGTTTGTAGATGAATTAGTTCAAGTATGTAGAGCTAAACAATGTACTTTATTTATCTTACATGGTACACCATCTCATGATGCAAATCAAACTAAACTATTTTATAGATATATGAATGATCCATCTGTAGATGTCCGTGTAATTGAAACAATAAAATTTGAATATGTAAAACAAAAACGCATCCTATGTATACCTGAAGTGCCAGGAATGGGAAGGGAGTTTTACGAGAATATCCTCTATCAGAACTACTATGATGCAGTATGCATGCATGGTACAATTAGAGGTGCTATATATGGAAAAGATAAAATTGACTTAGATGCACCAAGTCCAGTATTTGGAATGGATAATTTCAGATACTCCATGGGACCAGTTATCTCAGGTCATGTACATGTCCAAGGTTGTTATGAAAGAGACTTTTACTATTGTGGCTCACCTTACAGGTGGTGCTATGGTGAAGAGCAACCTAAAGGATATTTAATCTTATTACATGATATAAACACAAGACAGTATTACGTTCACTTTGAAGAGATACAGTCTTATAAGTATGATACAATAAACTTTGATGAGATGATCAAAGATGGTAGATTTGAAGCTACATTTAACGTCGATATAGAAAAACTAAGAAATGGTAAATATGAGACTCCAGAGTATAGATTTGCTGATGAAGCTGGCAATGTTAGTGAGTCGTCAAAAGCTAGCCTAACACTTGACAGCGAATTTAGCCGCCAACCAAGCAACCCATCTATCACATTCCCAGAAGATAATGATCCAAAAGATGGCAAAATCTCTGATAAAGAAAACAAAGCTGGTGACAATGACGCTGGTAAAACAACAGCTGAAATTTCTATTCCAAAAGATGGCAGCGTAAAACCAGGCGATAAGCTTATCGTTAAAGACAACAGCGACAAGCCAAAAGAGCACGTGATCACAGAAAAAGATATTGAAAATGGTAAGGTTGAAGTTACAGTTGATATTAAAACAGGAGATAAGACAACTATAACAGCCGAGATCGTTAATCCAAACAATCCAAGCAAGCCAAGCGAAGAAATTTCAAAAGATATCACTGAGGCTTCTTCTACTGTTCAAGTAACAATCGACGAAATTTATGATGACGTAGCTGGTGGTGTAGTAAATGGAGATGTTAAAAATGGTCTAACAAACGATAACCTACCAACATTCAAAGGTAGTGCAGCACCAGGTGCAACAGTAGAAATTTATGAGAGCTTCTACACAACTACAGAAAAAACTCTAGTTGGTAAAGTAACAGCTGACGCTAATGGCAAATGGAGCTTTACTCCAACTGAAGCTATGGGTGATGGAGAGCACTACTTTGAAGCAGTTGCCACAGATAA